AGACACGGTTTCGCCGTATGCGTCAATCGTCACCTGCCCGCCGTAGACGTTCAGGCCCTCGGTCACGCTGGTAGACGTGATGCTGCCGCCCTGCACGCCCTTCTTGATGATGTGCTGGCCGCCCGTAACGGTCACGCTGAACAGCTTGGTGGAGCCGCTCGCCCCGTCGATGGTCGATGTGCCACCGCTGAGCGTCCAGCGATAGCCAGTCACGCCGTCGATCGTCGGTGCGATGTAGAGCCGACCACTCTGGCATTCGACGCGGCGAACGATGCCAGTGCCGTTCAGGAAACCGTTTCCGCTGCCCGCAATCTGGTAGTAGTGGCATTCGTTGGTGATGCCGGTATCCGCACCCTGCGGGCTGTAGTAGAATGTGCCGCCGCCAGCGTAGTAGCGGATGCGGGGGAGCTGGTTGACCTGCGAGAATGCGGCATTCGCCGTTTCGATGGCGAACGAACCGGCAGACCCACCGATGGCACCAGAGAACCCCGGCAACACGTCGAAGTTGTAAAGGGCGACGTACGTACCCATCGTCGGGGCAAGACCGCCCGTGATGGTCTGGGTGCCACTCTGGACAAACAGAGTCGGCGTACCGGAGTTGTACCCGGTCGTGTCCGACCAGTTGGCCGCAGCCAGTGACGTTGCCCCCTGCGTGAGAAATGCGTTTGCCATGAGTCGGTTTCCTTACGTGTAGCCCCGTACATCCGGGGCCGTGTTGTTCGTGAATGTGACCGGCGTAGCAGTGTACGTCGTCGTCGAAGTTAGTGCGGGCTTACCTGCGTCCTGACAGATCCAACCAAGTCCCCAGTCCCGCTGGATGATGTGGAGTGTGGGCTGCGTTGTTCCCATCGCAAACCGCACCCCAAGAAATACCCAACCGTCGATCGGCAACGGGACCGCGTTAGCCGTGGCGTTTCCTTTGACCCCGGTAGACGTGAGCGAATCGAGCGTTCCATCGGACCAGACACCCGTTAGCGAAATGGACGAGCCGGCCGGTGCGGTCGTGGTGTACGCCACCGCAACCTCAGCCGTTTGCGTGCCAGCCGCGATGGTTGATACCGCGAACCGCACGTACCGAATCACCTCGCCCGCGGGCCGATACCCAACGCACACCCATGACGCAAACCCGCTGGATTGAAGTTGGGTAGTCGATGCCGACAACGGGGACCGCAGCACGATCCCACGCGGCGAATCGTCACGCTGCTGGATGCCCATTGCATCGTGGTACGCGATGACACCAACCGGGGCGTTTTCAGACATTCGCCACCCCCAGCACAGTTACCAGATACTCAACCGTTCCGCTGGTGGTCGTCACCTGATACCGCACGTACCGCAAGCCTTCAACGTTCACGCTGGCCTGCACGCCGCCCGCGGTGTACGTGATCGCACCGCCGGGGAAGTTGTACCAGTTGCTCCCATCCTGCGAACATTGCAGCGTGATCGTGCCAGCCGCCGCCGCGTCCAACGGGAAGTCAATTTGGGCGATGATCGCAGAGTACCCAATCACCTCATACTCGATGCCGCTTGAAATGTCCGTCTTGATGATCGCCGGATTCCATGCGGTCGTCGTGTTGCGTGGTGCGAGAATGTCAACGCGAGTAGCCATCAGTCAACGCTCCCTTCGCCTGCTGGTGTTCCGCTCGGTTCACCGCCTCCGGGGTTGGCCGGGCTGGTTCCGCTGCCGGGTGCGGTTGGCACGTTGAGGAAGCCCGAACCGCTCCGCAGCATCTCCAACATCTGCGATTGTCCCGAGTTGTCCGGGCACGCTCCAAAGTCAGGCAGTTCCAGCGTGTGCCATTGCACTACGTTAGCGTCCACTATACCTTGCACCATCGAACCCACCGACCATGCCACCGTGTCCAGCGTGTCGGGCCAACGGCGTACGGGCTTCTGCCCATCGAGGCGATACACTCCGTCCACGTTTGCATCGTGGCACGCGATGGTGTAGGAAATACCGCTCGCAGGCCCCGGCGTAGTGCCAGCCACCGCAACGATCCGGCCAATGATGGGGCGAGGGTCTTGCATTAGACGATCCGATTGGCTCCGGGGAGTTGCCGCCATCCGTCAGCGTCGATGGGGTAGATGGAGTTCAGCACGCAGTTTGGAATCGTTTCTGACGGGTCGCCAATCTGGTAGGCGAGGAACACGGTGTATGGGTTGCGATAGATTGGCCCCGCGTCAGGATCATCGGGCGTTTGCCCGTCCGTCACCTGCACGCAATAGCGGGCGTTTGGAGTGTTGAAGTCGGGGAAGTTGTACGTCCCAAGGTCGAGTTCCCACGTGTACGAAATGTCATACGTGCCGTTGTCGTCGATCTGCGAAACGCTGCCGCCCTCGAAATGGTACTTCTGGCCGTCAGGCATTACGTGGATCTTGTCCGTCTGCTGCCCAATCACGTCAAGATCGCGGACGTTGCTCACCTGAACCCGCACCTGCAAAGGCCGGATGATGCGGGTTTCGCTGACCTGTTTCTTGCCGATCTTCCAGACAAGTTTCTCCACCTGCGTATCGGTCGCATCTGACGACAGCACCACGCCACGGACAGCGATGGGGATTTCGACCATCACCTTGCGGCTTGCCCATCCCCAGTGATACCAGTTGGGTGCGTCCTTGTTTGGTGTGCGGGTCGAACCGAATCGGCGGTCGTTGGAATACCGACACGTCACGATGCAAGTGCCGCTGTCCTGCGGTGTAGCCTCCACCGCGTCGAGCGTCAGGTTCGGGTAGAGCGGGTGCTGCGATGCTGGCAACGGAATGCCGTCAGCCGTCAACGCCGCCTGCATGTCGAGCGTGTCCACAACAAACGTGCGGATGCTCTGGGCCTTCCCGCTGAAGTCCTTCTGAAACGAAGTCCCCGACAATGCTCTCTCGTAGGCGGTTGCCATCAGTCAGTGCCCCCCACGATGATGCGGTTCATGTTTGCAGTTGCGGTCACAGCGGTCTGGTTGAGGTTGCCAGCGAGTTCGACCATCGAGCGTGCGGAATCGGTGTTGAACGCGGCGTTGGAGGCTTCGCGTACGGCACGGAATGACGACTCCCATGCACGCCGCACATTCTCGGCCTGCCGTTCGTTCTTCTCAACCCACTGCCGCAAGTCATCGTCCTGTTTGTCGCGTTCACGCTGCCGATCTTCCGCGTCCTTTTTGCGACGCTCAGCCTCGCGGTTTGCTTCCTCTTGACGTTTCGCCGCGATTGCGTCCAACCGTGACGACTCAACCGAGTTGATCGCCTCGATAGCCGCCATCGTTGCTTCCAACTGCGTGCGTCGTTCCGCTTCGCTTGCCGCGTTGTATTTGGCAATGATCGCGGCACGCTTCTCTGCGGCTTCGGCAACAATCCTCGTTTCCTCGTCCATCGCCTCACGCATCGCGGCAGCACGCAACGCGGCGAGGTCTTTCAGGTTTGATGCTGCGGCTTCGCGTTCCTTGTCACGCTTTGCCCGTTGCTCGGCAGCGTTGGCATCCGATTGCAGAATCTTGGCTTCCGCCCGAAGCGACTTGAGTTCTTCCTCAAGCTGATTGACCAAGTTCTGCTTCATCACAGCAGACAGCGGCAGATTTGCATCCATCGCCGTTTCTGCTTCTTCGATTGCTTGTGCAATCTGCCCCTGCACTTCCTCGATCTTCTTTGACACGGCGTTGAGGTTGTCAACCGTCTTGGTAGACGACAGGCTTTCGTTGAACTTCTTGGCCTTCTCCGCACCACTTTCGAGAGCATCGACCACGCTCTCGCGGATAGCTTTGCCAAGTGCGTAGAACCCAGTAGCCACACCCACAACCATCGTGAGCTTGGCAAACACGGCCTGCACTTGTCCGACCGTATCGCTCAGCGTCTTGTTCAGCGACTTCAGACCTGTCGCCGTGTTGGACGTTGGGCCGACTACTTTCTCAGTAACCGTTCCCGTTTCTTTCGCCGCACCTTGCATCTTCAGGAACGACTCTGTAGTCTGGTCGATTTCCTGCTTGATTGCACCCTTGCGTGCATCCAGATTGCTTGTCGCCTGCGATGCTTCTACCTTCGCCTTCGCTTCGGCAATGTCGCGTTCCAGCGGCGTTGCGTCGCCACTGATTTCGATCTGGATTCCCTTGGGGCCGTTGGTTGGCATGGCTTAGGCTACCGTCACATCGCCTGCGATGCGGAGCGTACCGGAGACCTGTACGGGCTGATCCATCTGCCACGTCAGCGAGAGGTTTGTCCAGAACGCTGGGAACACGTAGGTGCGGCCTGACGCGACCGTCAACTTCATGTTGTTGTCGGCTGTCCCGTTTCCGTCCAAGTCCCAATCTGGCTTGGTGATGTTTCCAGACGCGGCCAGAAGTCCGGGGAGCGTGCTTCCGGCCTGCTGCGTCAAAGCACCTGAACCGCTGAACGAATAGACCGCAACAGACTCAGCACCAATCTTGACCGTCTGCTGCAAACGCGGCGTTGTGATGTTGCCTGACAACTGCGGGTCGGTTCCGTCCTCCGTGAACTTGAACTCTGCCGCAGATGCCGCTCCAACGGTTGGCATGGTTAGTGCCGTTGCGTTATCCGCAAGGCAGGTGTACGTCCCGCCCCAAGTTCCCGTACCGCCAGGCATCCACTTGCGGTAGCTTCCAGACGCACCCGTTGCCGTGGTGATGTCAATCTCTGGGAACTGAATGTTGATCGTAAATCCCTTGACGTGCTTGACGTACCCGCTGGCGTAGGTAATGAGTGCCGACAGGCCAAGCGGGTTTGCTGCACGCGGCCATAGCCCCGTGAAGTTGACCGTGCCCTGACGCAGACCAGCGTTCATCGTCCGCATCGACACGGCGGACCCGGTTGGGGTCGTCGCGTCGTATTCGTTTCCTTCGATCGTCAGCACAGCCACATCTGAACCAACGCGAATAGCCGTATTGAACAGGTAGTAGAGGTCACCCGTGACGATGCCCGTATTGGTCGTCAGGTTGCCGAGTTCAGATGTCAGCGGATAATCTGCCATTGCCAATGCTCCTTACGGATTCGCGGCAATCGCCGCAATCCTGAATGCCACCTCTACCGTGCCTACTGCCGTGTGTTCGTCAATCTGTTCAACGTCGTACGTGTTGCAAATGCACCCGCCACCAACAGCCGAATACGCATTCGTCGGCAGCACCAGCAGATGCCGGTTGAATCCGTACGTCGGGACGCGACCGTTCCTCAACACCGCGTTACCGTGAATGCGGTCCATCGCGGCAATGATCGTGTTGCCGATGTAGTTGTCTGACACGGCCTCCTGCGTGTGTGCGTACAGCCTGAAGGTTGCCGTGCATTGGTACTCGTCGCCGACCGTCGTGTGTTGCTGATCCATACGCACGGTGTAGACGAGGTATGGACCAGTCACCGGATTTGGCGAGCCATAGACCGCGTACGCCCCGGTAATGAGGTTCCAAGCGTTGCCAGCGTACAGGCCACCAGTGCCGGTATCCGCCTTCAGCCGCGTCAGGATCGCTTCGTAGACCGCTGCCATGAGCATCAGACAGCCCTCCGAATCTCTGCGGTCGCCGCGGCCTCAAACGCCGCCAGTGCTTCGGCGTACAGCGTGGCGGACCTTTCAGCGGGTGCCATGAACGGACGCGGCTTGATGGTGACGGACTTCTTGAGGATGAACAACACTTCAGACCGTGCGTTTCGTCCCTTGACTGATCGCACCAGCAGCGGGGCCTTGCCCTTGCGTTTGATGAGCGTCATTGCCACGCCTGCATTCTTCAATCCGCCTTTGCCAGCAGATTCGAGAATCCGCTTGCCAGCATGACCAATCGGAACGGGAAGGGCCTTGCCCGGCTTGGCCAGGATGGTCTTTCCGTATTCGAGAACGGGAGCGTACCGAAGATTGCTTGTGTGAACAATCGTCTGCCCGTTCTTCGTTGGAGTCTTGTCAATTGCTTTCGACAGTCCACCGCGTTGCCAGTTCGGTGGCGAACCGGGCGAGGATGATGTGAACCGTGCCCTATTTCCGACACTCTTCTTGATCGCTTTTACGTACACAACAGCCGCATCCGTTACGCCGCGATTGACAGCCGACACAAGCGTCCGCTTGAGTTTGGCCCGGTCGATCGTGAATGTGATTCCCGTAACCTTCATTGCGTGTCCAGTTCCACCACCAAATGCTTCACTACGCCGAAGTTGCACAGATCCCGCGGCTTGCCCGCGACCCGATACGTCACGCCGCCAACGCTGATCTGGTCCCGTGGCGAGCAATCCCACGCGGCTCCAGTGCTGTCGGTCGGTGCGAGGTACACATCGTACATCTGGCTCGTCGTATCGCGTCCGTACACCAAAGCATCGCCAGCACTCACCGGCTGCATCATGCAGGCAACGCTCTTTGTTCCGGTCGGAGTATCGCCCCACGGGATGCCGTCTGCACCGCTGTCCCACGCGATGCTGGTCACGGTGGCCGTCGAAGTCAGGAGATGCCAAGGGGTCGAAATCATGGGGTTCCGTTATTGAACGGTGCGAGCAGGTCCATCCGAAGTTTTGCGAAGTCCGATTGGCTCATGCGGGTCACGGAATACTGGCCCAGCGATTCTGAAGTAATCGACGGGTCATTGCCACGCTGGTTGAACAACACATCTGCGAGGCGACAAACGGCCATCTGAAGGTCTGCCGGGATCGTGCTGTAGCCGCCGACGTACACGATGCTGTAGTTGAAAAACCCTTCCTCAAATCGCGGGTCTGCCTTCCAGTTTCCGGCGTATCCGTTGCTCTGGTTGACCGCCCACGATGCGAACCGGCCACGGCGTACGTCGATCCGCGACAGCATGCCGCTGTTCGCATCCACGCGGTAGGAGTTGGAATCAACTACCGACGTGTCGCCGCCCGCGTACAACTGCGTCACCGACGTGATGGATGTGATCGGCCACTCGTTGAGTTGGATGATCGCTTCATCTGGCCCGCTGTACCGTTCCGTCCGCGTTGCTGACTCGAATCCGTTGGTAAGGTCTCGGCTGCAATACCGTCGCACGTCCGCCGACACAAACCCGAGGATTTGGGCGATGAACGTATCGAACGTGGAGCCGGAGATGTTCCGCCACGCCTTGTAATCGGATGTCGATACGAGCGTTGCCATGCGGTTCCTTAGTTCAGGATGCCAGCGTACAGCGGAATGCCAGTCGTTGCACCAGTGACGGACGCGGCGGTTTCGACAAGAACCATGATCGCCTTGGCCCCGAGCATGTCCCAGCCGGTATCAACGGGAAGCTGCGATGTCCAGCAGTACGTCGCCCCGTCGTTCTGTGCAGCAGCGGCAAGTGCCAGCGTGACGGTCGTACCCACGTCCGTGAAGTTGCTGGAATCGATGCGGTGGAAGATCGTTCCGTTAGGCCACGCACCCGTAGTAGAGTCGGGTAACTGATCCGCCCCGTAGATTCGCACCACAGGACTCGTAGCGATGGCAGACACAGCGAAGTCCGTGCGTGCCGTGATTCGCAGCCGCGTGCCCTGCGTCACCACAGCCGGGATGACGTACGTTGTCGATACCGTCGATGGCCTGAGCAATTGCGTAGCCGTGTTGACCTGTGCCAGATCGGAATGAATCTGCGTCCATCGCACGTTCATGGACGAAGGACACGTCACATTGGGACCGCCCGCGAGAACTTCGGTCGTGAGTTTGGTAGGTGCCGCCATGATCTGCTCCTTGGTTGAAATCCGCCCGCGTCGTTTCCAACGCGGGTCGGGTCGAGGTTTGGTTGAGGCTTACGGGGCCACGCTGAAGCGGTCCAACGCACCGGCGGCCACGCCGCGGGCGATTTCCGTTGCACCGCTGATGCCCTTGCCGGGATTCAGGCCAACCCACAGGATCGAGAGCAGGCAGGCACCTGCACCGCAGTCCATGTAGACACGGACGTAGCGGCGAAGGCCGCCGCCAGTCTGGAGGTTGCCGATGAGCATCTTGTTGTCGTGCGTTGCCGCACCAAGCGATGCCGTGAAGGTTGCACCAGTAACGTCAGCCCAAGTGCTGTTGTCGCTGGAGTGCTGGATCTTCGGCTGTGCGTCGAGAGCAGCGGCCACGTTGCCGAACTGAATCACGACGAACAGATCGGAATACCCGCCGACACCAAGGGCACCAGTGCCACCGAGGTCAATGCCGGTCGTTCCGAATGCCGTCGTGCTGTTCACGTCAGCCGGGGGGTAGTCGAGGTAGAAGTAAGCGTTCTGGAGAGCGTTCATGGAGTGTGTCCTTTCAGGCGATGAGCCAAGGTCTATCAGGTGGTGACGAGTGCGGTGATGGGGCCGAAGGTAGAGCCGCGACCGTCGCCGTGGATGTTCACGTTGAAGCGGCTGGTGCCACGAACGGCGATGCTGTCCGAATCGAAGTAGAACTGATCGCTGCTGGCGATGCTGAGCATCTGGCGGTCGCCAATCATCGAACCGCCCACGAAGTCACCGAAGTAGCAAGCCTTCGACGCACTGGCCGTAGCGGTCGGCATGACCTGCACGAACTGGACCGGGTAGCCCATGAACGTTCCGCCACCGAGGTTGCCCGTGCTGATTTCCTTGAACTGGCTGGAAGCCTTGTCAAGACGCATCATCACCTGCACGAAGAACTGACGGCTGCATGCGAAGCCGAGGCGAGCGGCGTTCACGTTCTCGACGCTGCCCATGATCTTGGTGAAGTCGTCCTTGGTCAGAGCCGACCACGACGAGCCTGAACCGTTGATGTACGCACCGGAAGGCAGAGCGGAGATGAGTCCAACCTGATTGGCGTAGGTGCCGCTGCCGTCACCGAGGAAGTACGCCTGATCGATGGCGATGGACTCAGCCTCAGCGATGCTGCGGGCCAGGTCATCGGTCACGTTGATGGCGGCATCGTTGAAGAGTTCGTTCGACACCTTGAAGAGCACGCCGTACTTCTTGGCGGTCAAAGTGACGTTGCCGTAGTTGTTGTCGCTGACGCTGATCGTTCCGCTTTCAGCGATTGGCGACATGCTGGCGATGCCCGTCTTGCGTGGGTACGCCTTCGATTCGCTGGACATGGGGACCACGTTGGCGAGCTTCTTGGCCGCACCGTACTGCTCGGTCAGCCAGATCAACTGCGGGGCGAACTCCTGCGGGACGAGTGCACCGCCAAGCTGGTTGTTGAACTCGACCTGGGCCTTCTTCAGGATCTGGATGTCTGTCGCAGCCTGCGGGTAGGACTTGCCGCCCGAGATGGTCTGGCGAGCCCAAGCCGCGAAGCCTTCGGCCTGATCGACATCGGCGAACACCGCACGGTTCTCGCTGATCTTGCGTTCGTAAGCCTTCCGCTGGGCGTTGCCGATGGTGAACCGCTGGGGGCGGCGGTCTTCAATGGCCGCGTCCGAGTGGGGGCTGTCGGTGCCCTTGGCGGCGGCGATGGTGGACTTGGTGATGGTGTCGAGTTCGGGCGTGCCGCTGATCTTCAGCACCGACTTGGCAGACCAAGCGGCGTCAACGTCGATCGGCTTGCCGGATTCATCGTTGAGGTCGATTCCTTCGGCAGCGAGCGAGGCGACAAACGACTTGACGTTTTCAAGCGTGGCATCGGCCTTGAAGCCGTTTGCACGCAGCGTATCAATGAGGGTCTTGCGAGTGAGCATGAGGGTTCCTTGCGGCTATGCCGCGTTGGGTGTTCCTCTGCTCAGGCTCGGCACAATGCAGGAGGCGAAACGCTCGGGTCCGTGCATGATGCCTGCGGTTTGCAGGTCGTATTCGGTTGAATGGTCCGCCGGGCATGACTCCGGCGAACCCGCGAAAGGAGGAGTGCGATGTCGGGTAAGTGTACCCACGTCAACGGACGACAATCGTTCGCCGCGGCTGGATGCCGAAATACTCAATGACCGCACCGGATACCTTGGCGTCGATCAACGCTTTGCGGCACTTCTCAGCCGTTTCTTTGGCCGTGTCCATGTTGGTCGCCACCTGCCGACACGTCACGTTCATTGGCATTGCGGTATACGACACCTCCAACACGCGGGCCTTACGAACCACAGACTCCACGCCGGGGTACGCCTTGGCTTCTTCTACGGTCGGTGCCCCCCAATCCAACGCCTCGAACCCAACGCTCATCGCCAGCGTGCCAGCCTTTGCCAACGCCACGCAAGCCTTCGTGTACGGGTTGCTCATGTCCTCATGGAACGCCCCGCGGCACAGCCACCCGGACGGGTCCAGCGTCATTGATCGGCACACGGCCACGGCAGACAGCACGTCGTATCGGTGGTCTACAAACAGGTTCCGATTCATGGTCAGATACGAGCGTACGTCAAGGCCAGAAGGGACCACGACTTCACGCTCAAGATCCACGGCAGCGGTATTGGCGTAGCACGTCACTTCCAGCGGACGAAGTGCGTCCTTTGGCTTGACTTCGGCCTTCTTGCCCACAGGCCACAGCCCGGCCTTGATGCCGATGGGGTTGTCAGTGGACACTAACATCTTGCGGTCGAACGCCCGCTGGCGGATCAGTGCGATGCGGTCGGTGTAGGTACTCATTCGGTTTCCTCCGCTGGGGCGATTGCTGGGGCAAGGCTGCATCGGCAGTTGGGATGCCATGCCGGGGCCTGCTTGATCTGTCCGTTGTATTCGTACGGCTCGTCGATGGGAATCGGGTTAGGGTACTTCGCCGCCAGCCCCTCGCACTCGGGGCAAGGTCCGCCAGCGATAAGCCATTCCTTCATGGCAATACCTTCGGCCTTCCACGCCTGACGCTGGCCCTCGCTGAATGCGTCCGCCGTTTCCGTGCGGGCCAAACGCTCAGACTGGTATCCGCTCAGTTCTGGCACCTGCTCCTGAACCTTCAACTTCACGCTGTCAACCGTGAATCCGTCCGGGTTCGCGAGTTCCTTCTCCACCACGGCCTGCACGGTGCCCTTCATGGTTTCGGGAACGGACTTTGCCAGCTCAAACGAACGGTCCCGCACGTACTTCATCGCGGCTTCGTTGGCGATGTTCCAAGTGCCTTCGGTTGCTCCGGGAATCTTGGCGATTCCGACCGCAGCCCCGTTCTCCAGAACCTTGGAAATGAACACGTCGGTGATCTGCTTGAACTG